AGCATGATTTTAGCTGAGAGATTGCGGTCTGTGCGCCTTGCTGCTGGTGGTACCGTTGGGTTTACTCCGTCTGATCTTGCGAGTTGCCTTGCGTGGTATGACGCATCTGACGCATCGACTATTACTCTGTCAGGGTCTCTTGTGCTTGAATGGGACAACAAGATTGATGGCTTGGTAAACACAAAGTTTGGCAACCCAACGTATGATGCAGTCAACGAGGAAATAAATACGCCCGACGATGGTACAAGCATTGACAACACTACGACTAGCTTAGTGTCGGTTGACGACCCAAACCTGACGTATGTTTTTTTAGTGGAGTTTCAGGGTTTACCTTTTGGAAATGGCCTTAGCGGACGCTTCTTTGGTCTGGGCGCTGATAGGAATGAGGATGGCTTACAACACGCACAGGCTGGTGTTGGTAGTAACGGGTATTCTTGGAGATACCAAGGTGGGGCTTTTTCGGTATACTCCAGTGTGTCTAACAACACAAAGTACATTCTGTCATACACTCGCCAGCCACAGTCTACTAACGAGATATTCGAAAACGGTAGCAGCTTAGGTACAGGCAGTATGAGCAATGCTATTGACCTAAGAAACACTGGAGCCACTGGGATCAGAATTGGTAATCCAATGAGAAGCTTAACAAACATGGACACGATCTTTTCTGAGGTCATTGCGCTTGAAACAGTGTCGGCAACAGACCGCCAAAAGTGCGAAGGGTTTCTTGCTCATAAGTGGGGCTACACTTCTCTTTTGCCTAGCGGCCATCCCTATAAATCCTCAGCCCCGTAAAGGATAGCCAGATGTATATCAAATTGATCGACGGCGTACCTACTAAGTATTCACTTCGCAAACTACGGGCTGACAACCCCGAAACCAGCTTTACTAGGGCAATCTCTGACGAGTCATTGGCTGACTACGGTGTCTACCCATACGCACGACCAGACCGTCCAGCATACGATGGTTTCGCATCAAAGGTCGTTGATGGCAATTTTGAGCAGGATGCTGTCGGCAACTGGTCTTTGCCCCATGTCGTTGAGCAGCAACCGCTTGAGCAAGCAGGGCGTAACATTCGCTCTCGCCGTGATGGCCTGCTGCAAGAGACTGACTGGATCGTCATCAAGTCATCCGAACATGGTCAGAACATTCCCGCAGAATGGGAACTGTATCGTCAAGCACTTCGTGATATAACAAGCCAAGAGGGTTTCCCTTACAGCGTCACATGGCCCACTAAACCTTGAGGTAACACATGCTCGGATTTTCCCCATTAGCCTCTGCACCTCTCGGAGATGATGGGGTTGTCGGTGAGGTCGTTCACCTACTCACGGCTAGTCCTATTACTACGGGTCAGCCTGTTGTCGGTGCCTCTACTGTTGATCAGAACCAAGACCTTTCTGCGGAAGGCTTGACGGCAAATTCGCCTGTTATTGGGCCGTCAACGCTGGTCGAAGACCATGACTTAGCACCAACGGCTATCACCACAGGTTTGCCTATTGTTGGGTCTCCTTCGGTCACACTGGCGACAGTAATCAATGCTGATGACATTACCGCTGGTGCGCCTGCCGTTGGTTCTTCTGATGTAAGCCAAGAGCATGACCTGAGCCTTGTGGGTATCACGACAGGTGCGGCGGCATTGGGTGCTTCAGCAGTTGTGCAGACGCACATACTGGCAGCAGCAAATATAAACACAGCGCCTCCTGTTGTTGGCCCATCCAACGCGGTTATCACCGTTCACTGCGTTGCGGACGACCTGACAGTTGACGGCCCAGTTCTCGGCGATGCTACAATCGAGCAAGATCACGGCTTGCTTGCAGGCAACATCGTGACTGGCGCATCGCTTGTTCCGCCGTCGCAGTGCATAGTCACCTTCAACTTCGACTTTGACGGCGACGACATAACGACTGGCAACCCGCGTGTCCCGTCTATCTATGCAAACGCCAGCGTTCGGCGTCGGGTTCATGTATCTAACCCGTCAAACAATATCACGGTTGTGGCAATAGCGCCAAATTCTGCTATACTTCCGCATGTCGGCCCGAACGGCATTGCTGTAGTGGCATCGGCCCCAAATTCGGCTACACCTTTAAACACCACGCCGAACGGCGTCATAGTCCTGCAACCAAATGAGGCCGCTTAGATGACCTTCTACATCAAACAGAACGACACCAGCCCAGCGTTGTTGGCGACACTGCAAGACGCGGATGGCAACGCCGTCAACGTCACGGGCGGATCGATCCGCTTCCACATGCGTCAGATCGGGTCAACTGCGGTTGTCGTTGATGAGGCAGCGGTCATCGTCACGCCGCTGGAAGGAACTGTGCGCTATGATTGGCAGGCGGCTGACACAGCCGAAATTGGGTCGTATCAGGCCGAGTTTGAGGTCACATATGCTGACGCCAGCATCGAGACGTTCCCAAATGATGGTTACATCCGCGTCCAGATCATTGACGACGTAGCATAAGGGAAAAAGCATTGGAAACTCTCGACCTCTTTCTGAAATATATCGTTGTCCCTGTCGTCGCGTTTGTCTGGATGATCTACACCAAGATCAACAGCCATCACACCGAGATCGAGGTGCTAAAGACACAGGTCGAAGCAACCAAAGCCGCGCACGATCGTGAGTTCAAAGAGGTCAGATCAAACTTCGCGCGGGTGTTCGAGAAATTGGACGGCATAGAGGAAGCATTACGCAAATGAAAGTTAACAAAGCTGGCATTGATCTGATCAAAGAGTTCGAAGGGCTGAAGCTGGAGGCATACAAATGCCCAGCAGGCGTCTGGACCATTGGCTATGGCACGACGGCCCGTGCTGGCGTCGGCATCAAGCCAGAGGCTGGCATGGTCATCACTGAAGCCGAGGCCGAGTGGTATCTTGAGCAATCCGTCGCAAAGTTCGCTGCGGGCGTCGAGGCTGTCATCACGGCCCCCGTCGATGAAAACGAGTTCGCGGCAATGGTTTCTTTGGCATACAATATTGGGATGACGGGCTATCGGAAAAGCAGTTGCCTTCGCTGGCTAAACCATGGCGACAAGGCAAAAGCAGCAGCCGCGATCAAACTCTGGAACAAAGCTGGCGGCAAAGTGCTGGCTGGCCTTGTGCGCCGTCGTGAGGCCGAAGTCGCATTATTCTGGACGCCAGTTCCCGTCGTGCCAGCAGAGGCGCCACAGGGCCGCCAGAGCGCCGTACAGAGCCGCACGGTGCAATCTAGCGTCGTGCAGGGTGCCACAGCCGTTGGCGGCGCTGTAGGGGCGTTAAATTCGCTCGACGGCACTGCGCAGATCATTGCGCTGGTAGGCTGCTTTGTAATCGGCGCGTTGGCGCTGTTTATCCTGCGCGAGCGGATCAAGCACTGGTCGGCGGGCGTTCGATGACCCTGCGCCTGCAAATCTACGCGCTGGCATTGCTGGCCTTTGTCGCTGGCTTGCTGCACTGGCGGTCTGCATACGTTGACGCCAAGCTAAATGAGATGGCACGCAAGCAGGCAGAGGACCGCCTCGATGCTGCGCTTGAACGGATGGAGCGAGAGCATGAGATTGAGACGCTTGGCGATGTCGGCCTTGGCGAGCGGGCTGCTCGCTTCCTGCGCCCAGACGCCGACAAACGGTAATTACTGCGACCTTGCTGAGCCGCTCTGGCTCGGCAGCACGCAGACCATTGATACGCTAATGCAAGCGGATCGCGATCTGCTGGTCAACATTGTCATTCACAATGAGACGTGGGCCGACACCTGCCAGTGAGCCGACAAGCGACATCCATCGGACGCTCTGGCGAGTATTACGTCTGCTACCTGTTGGAGCGCGTGGGCTGTGAGGCGACCAGATCAGACGGGCGGTTTGATGTCGTCGCCGTGCGACCAGATGGTCGGATCATCTCAATTGAGGTCAAGACGTGCTACACTGCGCGAGGTGCGTCGGCAGGGTTCCGCATAGGCAACAGCAGCGCAGACTGGTTTGCGCTGTGCATCGACGGTAAGCACGGGCCGACTGTGCTGTTCGTGCGCGGCAACGACCCGCTGATGTCGCAGACGTTTGTCAGGGTCAAGACGGCAGACTTTACGCCTGCCGCGTTGACCGAGACGCTGCGCGAGTTAGCCGTTGGTGTCTAGTTCATAACCCAGCGCAAGATAGCCGCATCCGTCAACCGATGAGTCCCTGTGAGCGCCATTGCGCAGGCGGGCAATCTTGAGGCACGCCATCAAGTTGCAAACGTCGGCGGGTGATACACTGGTGCCGAGATATGCCGACCACATTTGCGCGATGGCCGCGAAGTTCTCCTGCGGCGTGCCGTAGTGCTTTTGACGCTCGCCGTTGATGAGCGTATCGGCCTCCGCCAGCACACCGCTGCGGGCGTTCCTGTGTTCGCTGTTCAATTCATTGTCCATTGTTTTCTCCTATTTATACGCCTTGTTGGTATGGCGTGCAGATCATAAAATCTGTTTATGATTTGTAGATCATGGGGTTTAGTTCATCTTTTTCATTGTCCCACGGCGTCGCTGGCAGGCTTACTGCGAACTTGCGTGGCTCTGGATGTGACGAAGCAGATTTGCCTCGGATCGTCACTGTTGTTTTTTCGTCTTGCATCGGTCTCTCCTTTTGCTATTGCTGTGACGTGGGGCGCTCAATGGCTGCAAAGCGATTGTCTGGTCAAAACGTGTCTACCAAATGCGCTGTCGTTTCGAATATCATTTTTTACCGCGCCCCACACGATCTCTCAGATATTGAACCCCTGTTCGCGCTTCTCAGACGTGAACCGCTTGAGGTCTCGCATGGCTATCTGAAGCTCATTTGCGATGCTGGGAGGTGCATTGGCCCGCCACCTCTCATCTTGCAGTCTGTCCACTTGCCCGCGCAGGTAAGAAAGCACGGCGGCGTCGGCTGGGGTCAGGTCACTGTCAGCTTCAGCAGCATAACGAGCATCAGCATAA